TCAGAGAATGACAAACGAGTATTAAGACTAATCAAGGTAGGGGCTGAGAACTCCATAACAGGGGCAGAAATCAGCCTGACAACCAAGCTAACAGAAAGAACAGTACGTGACATCATTAAGCGCCTAGTAGTCAAGCATAACATCCCTATTGTGGGGGTTAGATATGGCGTTTTTAGTGGGTACTTTATCCCAGCGAATAAAGGCGAGCTACTAGATGGCGCTAAGGCCTTTTACAACCAAGTACAGGAGGAGAGCAAGCGCCTAGCGGTGTTGATGAACAGCGACCTAGAAAGCTACAAAGAAACTTTGAAGGAGGTGGGCGGATATGTTTAGCCTAAGCCGAGAAAGTGAGCATGACCTAACTCATGGCATTCTGGAGGTAGTAAAAAAATACCTTGAAGCGCATGAGAGAGTACCGCAGAGACTGACCAAGTTGATAAATAGAGTTGAACTCAAAGAAGAGTTGAAAATTAGTGACAGCACGCTAAATAAGTGGGAAAGGCAGGGTTTAAGACGCTATCAACCGCCTGACGATGGTTCTAGAATGATTTACTATTTAGTGACTGACATCTGGAAGTTTCTGGGGGTGGATGAATGAGGGTGATAGAGTTAATTTTATCCGCTGACAAATTGCCTTTGTTTGGCTTTCTCAAATCTACCCCAACCCAAGTATGGAAGAATGGCAATCACTACAAATTTATCTACTTTGAGCCAATAGGCGAGGGCTTGACGGCTTTTCACTACAAAGGTTTGTATGTGGCAGTTAAAGACGAAAGTGAGGAAGTAGAGGGCTGGGAACTGACCAGAGATTTAGAAATAGTTTTGGCCAGTCCTGACTTGCTGACAATCCTGAAAGATTTAGAGGTAAACAAATTGACAGAGCAACGGCAGGGGCTTGGAGTGGAGTTAAAAGGTTGGATTTTCGACCTGATTTGTAATGGCATTTATACCAGATATGAGACTTCGCTTTTTGTCCGCTTGCTATTTGTGAATGGCTACAGTTTTAGTCAGCTGGTGGACTTGTTTTCTGCAATCGTCAAACGCAAAGACCTAGCAAGCTATTTTTTAGAAGTAGCGACAAAATTCTATAAGGAGGTGGCTTTTGAATAACAATGACATTGTAGATAAAATCATTGAAGAAGATAAGCAGAAAGTACCGCCTGAAGTGGTGGACTTGACCCAAGCAAGGGAGACCGATGAGGAACACAATAGCCTGAACTTGGCAAAGAGAGCAAGAGGCGATGGCTTTGCAGTCAACTTGGACAATCTCAAGAAGATTTTGAGCGGAGATAGCAAGCTAAAAGGGGCTATACAGTACAACGTCTTCACTTATGAAATCGACGTGACTAGACCAATGAAGTTAAACGGTAGAACCCTGAGCGGTGCAATCGATGACCTGATTATCAGAGAGATTAGGGCTTATATTGCTACCAAGTACAAGCTGGACTATAAAAAGCCTGATATAGCGGATATTCTGGAAGTGGTGGCTGGAGAACACAGCTACAATCCCTTAAAAGACTATCTAGAATCTTGCGAAAGTGAGTATAAAGAGTTAGTGAATCAGCGTGATCCCTTTGATATTTTAAGGCATTATCTCAATATTAAGGATGATGAATATAACCGTATTATCATGGATTTATTTTTCCGTGGAGCGGTTGCCAAGGTGTTTGACCCTACCATCAAGTTTGACTTTGTGCTGGACTTGACTGGAAGGCAGGGAGTAGGAAAGACCCAATTTTTTGAGGGGCTTTTTACTCACAAGTATTTTACAACCGTTGAGACCTTCACAGATAAAGATGATAAGGCTAGAATGGTCAGAAACTGGTGTGTATTTGATGATGAGATGGTGGCCAGCAAAAAGGCTAGTTTTTCAGAATTGAAGAAATTCATCACAGAAACCAAGCTAGAGTTTAGACCGCCTTACGCTTCCAGTGACAGGCGATTGCCTAAGAGTTTTATTATAGTGAGGGCAACCAATGACCATGATTATTTGAACGACCTGACAGGAGAAAGGCGCTTTCTGGTTGCAGAAGTCCACAAGGATACCGCCTATAAGGGCAGGAAGTGGACAGAGAAAGACCGTAGAGCCTTTTGGGGTGCTATGGTGATGGCTTGGAGAGCTAACCAAGTCTTGAACCTGACAGATGAGCAAGAAAAGCTAGTAAACGAGGTTAGAAGCCGTTACAAGTTTGTAGATGAAATCTTTGAGGACGTGGAGCGCTATTTAGACACTCCTTACCCTAAAAATATGTATCAATTCCCAGCAACAGACAGGACTAGATACTATTACATCCACGACATGATGAACCATGGATACCATATGGGCGCTAATGGTGTAGAGATTCCCCTAGACACTGAAAAGTATGGGGAGCTGGTAGAAAGGGATAAGTTGGCAGTAAATATATTCTTTTCCGAGGTTTATTTGAACAATTCCCCCAACCCTAAAGATAAAAACAAGGTTAAGAAATTCATGCAAAACAAAGACGGTTGGGAATCGAGGGATTCGCTGAGATTCGGTAAAAGCGTCAAGCGTGGTTTTACTAAAATAAAAAAATAAAGTGTAGACAGTGTAGCCAAAAGATAAAAAAATGGCTACGCTGAAAACCCTTGATACTGTAAGGGTTTCAAAGAGGTGTAGACAAGACGAAAAAAACGGCTACACCCCTAAACCTTTGCTATTACTGACTTTTTAATATAAATGTAGCCAAAATATATATTTTATAAAAGTATATATGATTAAATACCTAATGCGTTATTTATATATTTTTTTTGAGATGAAACGGCTACACGGCTACACAAGACGAAAACCCTTGGGGCTGTAAGGTGGAACGCGTAGCCGATAGATATTCAAAAAACGGCTACACTTTGCCCAAAACCTAAAATAGAAAATGAAATAAAGGAGCAAACCAGATGGCGATGAACATTTGTCAAAGAGTGACTAGATTGGAAGAAACTGTTGAACGGATCAGTGAGATACTAGGTGAATTTATTGAGAATGCGAACTATAATTCATCGGTGAATAATGTGAACGTGATTAAAATAGCGGAAAAGTTTGAACAGGTCTTTGAAGAACTTGACGAACTAAGAGCAGTACCTGACAAACACTAAAAATTTAACAAAATGGGGTAGATAGTACCGACCCCCTTGCAATGGTGTAACTACTAGTGACACCCTTAAAACAGAAAGAAGAGAAACAACATGGATGATTTTCATGAATTGCTACAAAAAGGGTTTATTTTATACCAAAAAAGTGGTAGAATAGAAGTAGAATCCCCCCCAACTTTTGGGAGTGTGACCTTGCATTTTCAAGATGGTAGATTTTCCCACTTGGTGCGAACTGAAACAAAGAAATAGAGTCTATCGGAACAACCGAGGGCACTGAATAAGCTAAATGGCTTTTCGGTGTCCTTTTTTGTTTTGGTGGAAGGAGAATGGATATGAGCTTAGGAAGTAAAGTAAAACGTCTTGAAGGAATTCAAAAAAATAAAAATCGTGAAAAGGTTGTATTTATCAATAGTGGGGATTTTAAGAATTCAACAGAATGCGATGAATACATTGCTAGGCTTACAGAAGAGTATAAAGCGCAGTATATCAATCCGATTTTCTTTATCGATGATGTGAGCATTTAAACTAACAGGAGGTAGAAAGCTATTGCAAAATTAAAACCAAAACAAGAATACTTTTTGATGGCTTTGATTAGTGAACCAAGCATTACAAAAGCTATTGAAAAATCTGGAATCGCCAAAAATACGGCGTATAGGTATCTTAAAGATAGAAATTTTTTCAGCGAATATCAAAAGCTAAGACAAGACATGATAGGACGAACGACAAGCCTATTATTACAGGCTAGTGGGCGTGCAGTTGAAGTCTTGTACGAGGTGGCAGATGATCCAGAAAAAAGCCCCTACGCAAGAGTACAGGCAGCTAAAACAATATTAGAAATGGCATACCGTGGCATGGAATTAGAAGACTTGCAAACACGGATAGAAAAATTAGAACGAGGAATGGAACTATGAAAATTAAATTATTTTATTATTACCGCTGGGACTCTACTACACTAGAAGACTTTGAAAAAGAGGTCAACGACTTCATGGCAACTGTTGAAGTGGTAGACGTGAAATATTCAGAAGCTACTAACAACACAGAAGCAATCACTGGTGTAATGGTGCTATATAAGTAAGTAGAAGGAGCTGAATAGATGAAGAAAAGCACAGTATTAGCCAAAACAGAATCACTAAAAGGGGCTATTTATAACCTTTCTGGGAAAATGGAAGAAATCCGCAATAACAATTATTTGAGCATAGACGGTAAGACGTATGAGTTAGAAGAATTGAAATATAAGTGGGAAAACTGGTACGGAGCTTACTACAATGAGTTGAAAGCATTATCAGATGGTTTATTAGAAAAAGTAGAACGTAATCGTGCTGAAGATGAAGTTAAAAAATTGACTGACTACGGCTATCAAGCGGCCCTACAAAATGCTTTAAAGCTATTGGAAAAAGAAGCGCTAGAAGTTTCAACGGCTAAGGCGTTGATAGACCACTACAAAGATGATTGGACAGCTTTGTCACTTATTAGAAGTACCGTGGGGGATATCTGGGGAGATGGCAATCCTAAAAATGCTGAAATCGCCCAATATATTCCAATTGATAACCGTGAGCGTACGAAAGATTTGTTGGCTAAGTTTAGCCGTGGGGTTGATGAAATCAATTATCAGCGCTTGATGGATGATGATAAATTTGTAAAACAACGAGTAGATGGATTGATTTTATTCTTAAACTCAGATTTTCTTGATGAAAACATGGAAGCACAACGTTAAAATCTGATGAGGGGGAGCAATCCCCCTTTTTTAGATAAGTCAGACAGAACGACACACGAGGTAGGAGAATGGTTAGAAGTTTAAAGATAAGACTGCAAAGATTGGAAGAACACACTATTAAAGATATAACACCGATTGTATGGCTGACCTTTCTTGAGAACGGGGAATATGAAGTAAGAGTACCAGAATATAGGGAAAAATCTAAAGAAGTAGTAATGACCTTTAAGACCGAGAAAGAAGCTTGGGATTACATAGAAACCACTGTAGGGGCTTGTATTGTTTGGGATATACCACCACAATAAAGGAGCGAATTAATGGAGCTGGATAAGTTTAAAACGATGATGAATGTCAGAGAGCGGATGACTTACTTTCTACGTTTCCAGAGGATGGCAGGAAGTGAAAACCAAGTTACGATAGATGAAGAGGCTTGGAAGCTTGTCTTACCTGATCAGTGGAATTTGAGCGGTGAGCATGAAAAAGCAATCCGTGAGGGGTTGGAGATATTCGCCCACGACATCAATAAGATAGAGAACAAGCGAGCCAGAAAATACTTTATTATCCATTATTGCTACATGAGGAAGAAAACAGTAAGCGAATGTTTAGAAATTGCTGGGACAAAATCCACTAGCTACCACCGATATAAACAGATAGCCGTCTTAAATTTTGCGAGAATCCACCAGAACGGAGAGCTGGAAGTATATAGATAGGTAAGTGTATATCATCTTGATGGGATATTTTGCCCTATCGTCTTTATCGTGTTATAATATACCTATCAGCAATCAGAAATAAAAAAAGCACGTTTGACCGTGCTAGTTTCTTGCCTGCTGAACTCGTCATTTATTGCCCTTTTTGAGGGCTTTTTTTGTGGACTTTTTAAGAACTTTTATAGTCTTTTAAAAAGTCCTAAAGACCTGCTATTTTTTAAGATTTAATAGTATAAACGCTTTAGGTATTTTAATGAAGACTAAAAGTTTATCGTTTCTATTCTTATGAGAAACGTGCTAAATTTCAATTAGGGTGTGTAAAGCCTTTGATATAGCTACATTTCACAATTGAGCTAGTGAGTTTTTAAACTTTTTGTGGACTTTTTAGGAACTTTTTAATTTTTCAATGGCTTTTTCATAAAATGAAGTAGCGTTTTTCTTGTTGTCTTTGGACAAGTGGCTATAAGTATCCATGGTTATTGAAATTTGAGAATGACCAAGCCTTGTTTGTATTTCTTTGTAAGGCAGGCCAGCGTTGAGTAAGATACTAGCGTGAGTGTGACGGAAGGCGTGGAAAGTTAAACGAGGGCAGTCAGAAAGTTTTAAATGTTTCTCAAGTCTATGTCTAAGCGTCCTAGCGTCTCTATATTCATCGAAATAATTAGGGAATACTTTTTCATAAGTCAAGCCTATTTCTCTACCCACTTGCGATTGTCTATTTTTGTAAAGCCGAAGCATGAGTACCGTTTTGGTATCTAAGTCAATCACTCTTACGCTTGATTTTGTTTTAGGGGTGGTGACTTCCTTTTCACAGTTTAGAGTCTTATTTACGTCTAGTGTACCGTTTTGTAAGTCAATATCAGACCATTTCAAGGCTAAACACTCACGAATACGCAAACCAGTAGCTAAAAGCGTCTTATATAGCACTGTATCGTAGAAATTTTTGTAAGTGTTTGGTAACTGCTCCAGGTAATTTAAGAATTTTTTCAAATGATCATCATCCAGATATTTGAGTTTTTGCCCTTCTTTTGGTTTGCGACGTGGGACAATAATATCACGAGCAGGATTAAAAGGGATAACTTGCAAGGATACGGCGTATTTAAGTATGCGTTTATTTAGCGAGTTAAGTTGCGTATATTCTTGGTAGCCTTTGCCTAGTTGATTATAATCTTTTGCCCATTGATTGACTTGCTTTTGAATAACTGGGGGCGTTAGCTTATCTAGTTTGTAGTTTCCAAAGGCTGGAAGTAGATAGTTATTTAGTCTACTCTTGATTATTGTAAGGGTTGCCTTTTTGACTGTATGGCAGTACGTTTCTAGCCAATTCTCCACCAGTTCGGCGTAGGTATTGATTTGAACCGCCTTATATACTGTTGAGCCTCCTTTTTCAAAGTCTATTTGAGCCTGTAGCGCTTTGGCTTTGAGTTCTCTCTTGGTTCGCCCTGATATAGTTGTCTTGACTTTCTTACCTGTTACGGTATCGATGCCAAGATAGATACTGGAGCGGTAGACTATTGACCCGTCTTTCTTTTTGTATTCTGTAATCTTCATGGTTTTACTCCTTTTTCCATCAGCAGGCAAGCAATTAGAAAAGATTTTGAAGTTATACCATGCGAGGGGCTACGAGAACCCCCTTATTTTCGATTTTAATCAGTCAGACGGTAAATAATACCAGAGTGATAAACAAGACGGATATGGGGCTTATATGATGTTATCTGAATCGCTTTGGACGTTCCAGTCTTGAAAATCATAAATATCTAACCTTCTATCTGAATATACTTTATCTTCTAGAATACTAATTTTTTCATATAGGTCAGTAACTTTAGCAATACTAGTATTCCCTTCACTCATATAATAATTTATTTCGTCATATATCTTTTGTCCTTTAATAGGTTTTTCAAAAGAATTGAAGAATTGAATCATTTTTTTACAATACGAGATATATTCGTTGTAATATCTCAGTTCCATTTTGTAAAGTTCTAATTCAAATTTCTCCTTGTTCCAATTTGGGAAATCAAGATCTAGATTGATAGGATAGTTTTTTATAGCATGTATTTCCCATAAGTGGCAATAATTATTATAAATTTCTTTCCCTTTTTCTGTTAGTAAAGTTTTTTCATTAGTATCAACTAATAACCCTTGAACTTTAAATTGAGAAGTTAGACGTTCAGCATTTAGATTGTAATTTGTAAAAAAATATTGTGGGATGTGGATAGTTGATTTTCGGCCAGTCTTCGCTTTTCCCCACCAAACTAATAATAGAATCTCTCTTAATTTATAACCTTCTTTAGTGATATATTTATCACTGTATCTGGGGAGGTCATATCTTCTTCCAAATATATCAGTTATTTTAGGCCTTTCGTTTAGTAAGTTAAAGTACTGAGGAGTATAAAAATTTGTTTCTTCAGCGTTATTAGATTTCTCTTCTGTGTGTGGAATTGTCAACTCTATGTGATCGCTTCTAGTTTCCGTAGTGGACTTTTTTCTAAAAATAAAGTCTAATAGCCCCATTTTTATTCCTCCTTGTAACGACCCACAACCTCTCCAATAATTCGGAAGTCTGTTTCTGGCGTGATTGGCATATCTTTGTATTTAGGATTTAAGCTATGTAGGTAGGCTTGTTCTGTATCAATAACCAGTTGCTTGATATATGCCTCTCCGTTGTAGTTAAACACTCCGATAACACCGTTATTCAAGTCAACGCTGGTCTGGATAAACACCAAGTCTCCATCATGATAATCAGGCTCCATCGAGTCCCCTTTGATTGGGATAACAAAGTCAGCATCTACATCTATTGGCAACTCTATCTGTTCAACTCGTACATCGTTTAAATACTGGCCAGTACCTGCAGAAGCAGCGTGGTCATAGTAGTCGTAAACATAGAGTTGAATGACTTCCGATACTTCGTTTTTCTTCGTTTCTTCTTCGTTCTGCTCCAGTAGTTGCTTTTCAAGATAAGTCAAGGCCTTTGCTTGTCTTGGTGGAGTTAGTTGGTCATAGATGGCTTGAACTGGGGAAGTGGTAGCAATTTCTTCGTTTTTATTTTCTACTAAGTCAGACTTTGAAACGTTGAAAAAATTAGCCAGCATTTCGATTTTATCTATACGTGGGTAAGTTTTAGCATTTACCCAATCGTTGACGGTTGTATACTTAAAATCTAATGCAATAGCTAACTGACGAGGGTTTAAACCTTTTGCACTTAAAAGTCTTTTGATATTGTCCGCCATTATTTGCTTATTTCCTAATGACATAGTGCAACCGCCTTTCTATAATTCATAATTTAATTATACGGTTAAAACGTAGAAAAAGCAAGGGAAACGAAAAAAAAGAAAATAAAATCAAAAAAAGTGTTGACAAGTTATCGGTTTTACCGTATACTGTCATTGTGTCCGATTTAAACGGATATCCAAAAGAAAGGAGTGAGGGCTATTTGCGTCTTACATTGAAAGCGTTGCGTGCTAATAGCAACATGAAACAATCAGAGGTGGCACAAAAATTAGGAATTTCTGCAACTACTTGGAGTAAGTGGGAAAATGGAAAAAGTTTTCCTGATGTTGCCCAAGTAAAAGAGATTGAAAAACTCTTCGGTGTTGCTTATGACGACATTATTTTTTTAAGCTAATATCCGATTTAAACGGATATCCAAAAGAAAGGAGTAACCCAATCGCAATACTATATTACATTTACAAGATACTCCACTGGTGCTTTACCACTGGGGATTGACAACAAAAAAGGAGAAAAGGAATGAACTTTAAAGAATTTAAAACATGGCTAGATGAAGCCGTGAGTATGGCGGAAGCTATGGCATTACCTGAAAACAAAGGTGTACTTGACGACTTGATAGAAAATACGGCCAATAACCTAGCTTTTATCGCTGAGTTAGTGGAAAGCCGTCAACTGATTTATAGAAAACCTAGACATGAAGATTAAAAACGACAACAAAAAAAGTCACTTGCTCAAATTTTGGTCGAGGAGAGCAAGCGACTGGATCAAGAATATAGATATTTTTTCTATACCTTGATTATAACAAAAATCAACTATTCAATCAATAACAACTAATGGCAGGCAAGCAATTAGAAAAGGTTTTGAAAAGCATAGAGCGCCAACTCTTAAAACTGGTACTTTCTCACGCTTTCAATTTGGCGACTCAGAGCGTGAGGATTAGCGTTATAAGAAACAACTCAAAAAGCCCCACGCTCTCGGTCGGCAAACTTCTGAGCGTGAGGAACTTCAGTACAAGAAAAAAGCATTAAAAAGCCATCAGGGCAAGTATAAAAAGATAGAAAAAGAGGTAAAAAACATGACAGAAACAACATACGAGAAATTAACTAGACATATAGACAGAATTAGCGCAGAAATGCGAGAAATTGGCGAAAAAAATGGGCTTTATAGACTTTCGTTATTGGCAAATCAGACAAAAATTATCAAAGAAGATTTATCCCGTTTACTTTGGATTGAACTTCCTGAATTGAATGACAGCCATAAAATCGAAGCGGTCTCTAAAAGCACTACGGGAATCTTTTTCGCCCCTGGTATTTTTGAAATGGATGCTATGCGACAAGCATTCTTTAAACGCCAAGCTAAGCACTTTTTTGACAACGAAGCAGAGCAACAGGCGTATATAGAGCATGCTGAAAAGGAGTATTTAGAGGCTACTGTAACCTTAAAAGATATTCTTTTTAACTCTAAAAATGGAACTCAGAGAGTAAATAAAAGTTGTCTTATAGAGAAGTTTGAGGAGGCAATGCAATGACACTAGACCTAAACAATATGACACAATCAGAATTTGATGAAGTAATGGCTGAAATCAAGTCAGAACGCCCCAGCGTCTTTCAGTTTATTGCTGATTTTTTAGATAGAAAGGTAACACCCGAAGAGGTGGACGACTTCCTGAAGATGGAGCGAACTGATCAAGTGGAATATATTAAGAATTATCAAGCGAGGGCATAGCATGAATGAGTTAGATTTGACCAATACACAGGCGGTAATCTTTATGGTGGTATTGATTGGCTTACTGCTTTATCTAAACCACCGAGACCGCAAAAAAAGCGCCCAATTTGAGCGAGAAAGCCAACAGACGATAGAAACACCTAGCGAGGATTTAAACCCTGAATATGGGCGATATATCCAGCTTGCAGGGGTAAGAGTTTACGGAGGGATGAAATGAGTTACATAGTGAAGATATACCTTGATAGTGAAAAAATACCAGATGAACCTTATTTTACTAAAGATATTTTTCTAGCTACGTGTATGGACAATGCAACAAAGTTAGCTGCAACAAAGTTAGCTGTAACTATGAGCTTGTTGACAAAACAAGCGTTTGATTTAGAGACTAAGACAGCTATTTTGAAAACCTTGGATACAATCATAGAAACTCAAAAAGATATTTTGCAAGGGGTCGCGAGCGGACAAATAACCTTTGTGAATAAAAGCAAAGGAGAGGAGGAACTGAATGAGTCTATCAGAGAATGACAAACGAGTATTAAGACTAATCAAGGTAGGGGCTGAGAACTCCATAACAGGGGCAGA